ATTCTTAATTGGAGTCAAAAAGCTGTAGACGCTTATGAAAACACTGGAAGCGTAGACGCTGCTTATGAAGCTTTAAACACACTTCGTACATCCTATTTAGACATAGAAGAAAAGAAAACTGAAGATGCTCGATTAGCTACTGAAGCTGCTAAAGCCAAAGAAGAAGCTGAAGCAAATGCTAAGGCAGCTGAAGAAGCTGCTAAAGCTCAAGAAGCAGCGGCAGCAGAACAGGCTAAACAAGCCGCTGAAGAAGCTGCACAAGCTAAAGCAGCAGCAGATGCTGAGACAGCTAGAGCAGCCGCAGAAGCCGCTAGAGTAGCAGCAGAACAAGCACAAGCCGAAGCAGCACGCAAACAAGCAGAAGCAGAGCAGCGCGCTCGTGACGAAGCAGATGCCGCTAAAGCCTTAGAAGCTGAGAGAGAAGCCAAAGAAGCAGCTGAAGAAGCTGAACGTCAACGTGTAGCAGCAGAGGCAGCAGCGGCTGAAGAAGCTAAACAAGTTGAAGCAGCTAGGGTAGCAGAAGAAGCTAGAGCAGCCGCAGCAGCGGAAGCTGAACGTCAGCGTGTAGCTCAAGAAGCAGCAGTAGCTGAACAAGAACGTGTAGCAGCAGAGCAAGCTAAAGCAGCTGAAGCTGAGACAGCTAGGATAGCAGCTGAAGAAGCAAGAGTGGCTCAAGAACAAGAAGCAGCTAGAGTAGCCGCTGAAGAAGCTGAAACACAACGTGTTGAAGAAGAAGCCGCTAGAGTAGCAGCAGAACAAGAGGCAGCTAACAAAGCAGCAGCAGACGCCGCAGAGCAAGCTAGAATAGCAGCTCAAGAAGCAGCAGATAGAGCAGCAGAAGAAGCTAGAATAGCAGCTGAAACAGCACTTGCTGAAGAAAATGCAGCAGCAGCTTTAGAACAAGAAAGATTAGCTAAAGAGGCACAGGCTGAAGCAGCTAGACAACAAGCATTAGCAAACGAAGCAGAAGCAGCTAGAGTAGCAGCGGAGCAAGCAGAAGCAGATCGACTAGCTGAAGAAGCTCGTATAAAACAAGAAAGAGAAGCAGTCGTCACTGACGAGGGCGGTGAACAAGTTGATGTAACAGGTACGCAACCTCCTCAAGCTGAGTACGAGCAAGAAAGTGACATTCCTGAAGTACCTTCTGAAGAAATTACGTTAGAAGAAGATGCTGCCGCTAAAGCTGCTGAGGATGCTGCTGCCGCTAAAGCTGCTGAGGATACTGCTGCCGCTAAAGCTGCTGAGGATGCTGCTGCCGCTGGTGGAGATGGAATGTTAACAGGTGCCGACACTACTCCAACTGAAGGCGGTGTTGAAGAAGAAGATATAGTGCTTAAACAAGTTTATGAAGCAGTGTTAGCAGGTGAGTTACCCATAGACGATTATATTAAAATGGGTGGTAAATTTGTTGATGAGCTACGTTCTGGTACTTCATACGAAGATGTCTATGGCCCTATTCAAGAAGAACCTGAAGTTACAATGAAAGATGTGTTAGATGAACAGCCTGAAGCAACACCAACTGGAGAAGAAGAAAAACCAACAACTAGTGAAATATATGAGTTGTTTAAAGATTTTACAACTGCTGAAGATTTTACTGGCGCTGCTGGTGTAGATGGTACAGACGGTGTAGATGGCATAGACGGTGTAGACGGCATAGATGGTGTAGATGGTTTAGATGGTCTAGACGGTCTAGACGGTATAGACGGTATAGATGGTTTAGACGGTGTAGACGGTGTAGACGGTGTAGATGGTATAGACGGACTAGACGGACTAGCTGGTCTAGATGGTCTAGATGGTCTAGATGGTTTAGATGGTCTAGATGGTGCTAAAGGCGACACTGGTGCTAAAGGCGATATAGGCGACACTGGCGCTAAAGGTGATACTGGCGCTAAAGGCGATATAGGAGCTAAAGGCGACACTGGTGCTATAGGCGCTAAAGGCGACACTGGTGCTGCTGGTGCTGCTGGCGAAAAAGGTGGTACTGGTGAGCAAGGAGTACAAGGCGAAACAGGCGCCACTGGAGCTGCTGGTGCTCCCGGTGCAGCGGCTACTAGAACTACTGACGGTTTGTTTAGTGATTTATGGAAAATGAAAACAAAAGTAGAAGACACACAGAAATTATTAAACTACACAGATGTTGCAGCTCCACAACTAACATCGTATCAACCACAGCGGACTGATCCACTAGCTCAGTTTCTACAACAAAAAGCGTTAGAAAACGAAAGCCAAGGAATGTTAACAAGCGCTGAATTATTAAAGAGGTTTCCTTACTAATGACATATTTACAAATTGTAAACAGAGTATTACGTAGATTGCGTGAGGAAGAAGTAACCTCTGTTGATCAAAACAGTTACTCACGCCTTGTTGGAGAGTTTGTTAACGACGCTAAACGAAGTGTTGAAGATGCTTGGGACTGGACGGCTTTACGCACAACTTTAACTGTTACAACTTCAGATACTGCTTTTAACTATGTTCTAAACGGTTCACAAAATCGAATGAAAGTATTAGATGTCATTAACGACACTTCTAATTGGTTTATGCAATATCGTGGATCAACTTGGATGAATAATGCTTATCTTGTTGAAGATGCTCCTACTGGCCCACCACACTTCTACAGCTTTAACGGTGTAGATGATGATGGCGATAACGGTATTGATATTTACCCTAAGCCTGATGGCGTGTATGAACTACGTTTTAACGTTGTGTTACGTAAAGCAGACCTTGAAGCAGACACAGATAAACTAACCGTTCCTTCTTCTCCTGTTATTCAAATTGCAACAGCTTTAGCTGCTAGAGAGCGTGGTGAAACTGGCGGCACTAGCGCAGGGGAGTTGTTTGCATTGGCAGATAACACACTGGCTGACGCCATTGCTATTGATGCGTCACAACATCCTGAAGAGACTATCTGGACTACTGTATAATGGCAGCACAATTACAGAACATCACAGTATCTGCGCCGGGCTTCATGGGTTTAAATACGCAAGACTCACCTATTGGTCTTGATCCTTCTTTTGCTTCTGTTGCAGACAACTGTGTTATTGACAAACTAGGTCGTATTGGCGCTCGAAAAGGTTACACAACAGTTTCCACTAATGGAGCTAGTGTATTAGGAACTTCTCGTGGCATTGAAATGATTGCTGAGTGTAAAGACACTAGCGGTGATGTTAGGGTTTTTTCTGCTGGTAATAATAAAATATTCTTAGGCACAGACACTTTAGTTGACATTACTCCTGTTGGTTACACTCCTACTGGCAATAACTGGAAAGTAGTGTGTCAGAACGACCACGCTTACTTCTTCCAACGCGACCATGAACCATTGGTTTTTACAGATCACGAAGGCTCTCCAGTTCTTGAAACTTTCTCTGATCATGGACACTCTACAGGAACTCCTCTGTATGCTAACGAAGCACTAGCTGCTTACGGTAGGTTGTGGATTGCAGACACTACAGGCAACACCCACACTGTACAATGGAGTGACTTGTTGCTTGGTGTTCAGTTTAATGGAGGCTCATCAGGCAGCATTAATCTAACAACTGTATGGCCCAACAATAACGATGACGTTGTAGCACTAGCGTCACACAACGACTTCTTAATCATCTTTGGTCGTCGTACTATTCTTGTATACTCAGGGGCTAGCTCACCAGCTACTATGCAGTTGTCAGATACAATTGTTGGTATAGGTTGTGTTGCCAGAGACTCTGTGCAGAATACAGGAACAGATTTGCTTTTCCTCTCTGACACAGGCGTTAGGAGTTTAATGCGAATCATTCAAGAAAAGTCTATGCCAATGCGTGACATTAGCAAGAATGTTCGTAATGATTTAATTTCTTTGTTGCCTGATCAAGCATATCCTATTAAATCGCTATACAGTCCTGAAGAAGCTTTCTATTTATTAACACTTCCTAATAGTTCTATTGTTTACTGTTTTGATATGAGGACTCCTTTAGAAGATGGATCACATAGAGTTACAACGTGGTCTGCATTGAACCCGTTGTCTATGACAAGGCGAGAAGATGGTACTATATTATTTGGTATATCTAGTGGTATTGTTGAACACCAAGGATACATAGACGGAACAATTAAATATCAAATGCGTTATTTCAGTAACCCAATGGATTTTGGTAACGCATCTAATTTAAAGTTCTTAAAGAAGTTCAACATTACTATTATTGGCGGGCAGAACACACCTGCTACATTAAACTGGGGTTACGATTATACTTCTGCTTTTACTAAACAAACTTTCTTGTTTGGTTCTAGTAACTTAGCGGAATACGGTATTAGCGAGTATAACACAGATGCTGAATATGTAGCTGCTGTCTTAATCAACACTCCTCGCGTTAACACCAGCGGCAACGGCGAAGTAGTTACTATCGGTATCGAAGCTGAGATTAATGACTCTTCTTTTTCCATTCAAAAAATTGACATACACGCTCTATTAGGGAGACTTATCTAATGTCGAATTACATAAAGACAACCAACTTTGCTTCTAAGGATTCTCTTCCTTCTGGTGACCCAGCTAAAATTGTTAAAGGAACAGAAATTAATAGTGAATTTGATAACATTGCTACTGCCAGCGCTACTAAAGCAGACAAAGCAAACCCAACCTTCACAGGTACTGTTACAGCCGCTACCGTGAATGTCACAGGTACACTAACGGCTGGTACAATTACTGGAGGCTCTTACTAATGGCTTATGATGCAAATCTTTATGCTAACCAGCCTATTGGCGGCGGTATTAATAACATAGGATCAACTATTAACTCTTTAACTCAGGGAATTACCGGTCAGCCGGTGTCTCCAGCCACTGGCGGTACTGGCGGATTTATGGACTATCTTACTGGAGGAGGTCTTAGTGATCTTTTTAGAACAGGTGGT